AACCTGATACCGGCAAAAAATAAAAACTTGTAAGAGGGATTTATGGGAAGAGTAGATTTTGGTAATTTCAAACAAAAGACCAATAGTTTTCAAGGCATATATCGTGGTGTTATAGAGGATAATAACGACCCTGAGATGTTGGGGCGATGTCGTGTCCGAATTTGGGGTCTTCATACCGATATATTAGAACCAGATGAATTAGAGGGAATCCCCACCAAGAATCTCCCTTGGTCTGAACCTTGTCTCGGACTCCTAGAAGGGTCTATAAGCGGTAACGGGTTGTTTTCCGTACCCTTGCAAGGGTCACACGTCTTTCTCTTCTTTGAGGGTGGAAATTGGATGTCTCCGAGATACTTTGCTACGGTGCCGGGTCAACCCTCAGACTCTCCCGACCCGAAACTTGGATTTAATGACCCAAACGGTTTGCTCCCAAGATCAGATCGTTTAGGTGAACCAGATTGGCACAGGTTGGCACGTGGTGTCACAGAAGAAACCGTTGTCGATTGGCGTAACCAGAATATAGAGAAAGGAATTATTAAAGCAGATGGTGAAACATGGGATGAACCAGAATCACCGGATACTGCTGTGTATCCTAATAACATCGTTCTATCTACACATAGAGGTATCACTATAGAATTGGATAGTACCGAAGGTGCGGAGAGAATTCATGTCTACCACCCGTCTAACTCTTATATTGAGATTGATGCTGTTGGTAACCTGATATTCAGGAATGATGGTAATAGGTTTGAGATTACCAGAGGTGAGAGAAACAAACATATACATGCAGATGATAACGAAACCATTGACGCAGACAAGACCTCAAAAATTAAAACCGATGAGACTATTGATATAGGACATGACCGTATCAAGGGCGTTGGTAATGATGACACAGAAACTATTGGTAGGAATAGAACCACCAGTGTAGCTAATAACGAAACAAAAACCGTAGGTGGTAATGATAACAATACCGTTGGTGGTGATTGGACTATCACTGTAACAGGTGCCGCTACCATAAACGCCGCATCCGCTGATATAACAACTTCTGGTGCTGTTACCGTTACTGCCGGTTCAACCGCTGACGTGGTTGCTAGTGGTGCTGTGACAATCTCAGGGTCAGTGATTAATCTTAATTAAGGAGTAGATTATGGCAATAGAATTCGTAGATAATGTGGTTGATCAAGAGTCAGGAATGCAGAACAGTGCAGTTTCTAAGTTGGCGGCATTAAGAACTGCTCATAGAACGGTAACACAAACACTTTCACAGGCAGATGCTTCTATATTGAATATGGTTAAAGGACCAGTTTTACCGGGAATACCACCACTCTCAGGACCGAATAGTATCAACCAGAGATTAGGTGAGGCAAAACAAGACTTATTGGGTGCAACAAACGCCGTAACAGATGTAACAGGTCTTGCTGGTAGTTGTCTTGATGGAGCAACAAATGCTATCACTAGTATCCAGAGAGATGCTTTTGGTATGGTTGATACCACCCTCTCCACTTTGAATCAACTCCCAGAGATGCTTTTGGGTAGTGACACAGCACTTCTATCAGGAGCCTTTGGTAGAGCCAATGACCTGTTAGGTAATTTAGGGGTTGCTGGCATCATCGGAAGTTTAACATCCTCGTTAGGTTGTATGTCAGGGAATCCAATTACAGCCGAAATCGAGGCAGAACTTGCATCCATAACAGCGGAGTTAGGTTTGAATCCAGATGGGTCACAAGACTCTGTTGCTTATAAACAGATGATGTTGGATAAAATGACAAGTTTGGGTCTACCAGTGGATTTTGCGGCGGATATGACAGACAGTTTGAGTGTGATAGCAGATACTACTGCTGAGATGGGTAACACCGCAAAAGATACAATGAAGACTGCAATTACAACAGCGAAGGGAAATATACCAAAACTCCCTGCTCTATCCAAGTATTTTTAATAAATATAACAGAGGCGATTATGGCACAGATAATATACTGGAAAGATTTCGACAATGAGTTTAAAAGAAAGGCGAACGGTGATGTCGTTGATATGACAAACACCGATGCTATCACTAACTCTCTGACTAATATTTTCACCACATTTCAAGGTGGTCGTAGAATGTTACCTGAATTCGCTCTCCCGATACACGGAATCCTGTTTGAGCCTGTCGATGAGATTACATCTTACCGACTAGGTGAAATGATGTTGGAAGCGTTAGAGATATGGGAACCCAGAATCACAGTAGACAATGTTGAAGTATTTGCAAGACCAGATACAAATGAATACCGAGTTGTCATTGAATACAAATTAGTTAGCGAGTCATTAGTAGACAATACACAGACTTTTTCAAATATATTAAGGGCGGCATAAAATGAGTAATTTCACACCTGATTATAGAGATATAGATTTCCAGACAATGGTCGCACGACTGAGAACCATCCTGTCAAATACAGACTCTTTCAAAGACTATGACTTTGAGGGAGCAAATATAACAATTCTAATGGAACTGGTGTCATATGTCGGAGATTTGAATACATATTTCACTAACAAATTAGCACAGAATATCCATCCTGACACGGCGAATGTTTATGAAGTTGTACATTCACTGGTTCGTCAACAAGGACACGAACCTAGTGGGTATACCGGCGCAGAGTTGACCATTGATGTAAGGGTTTATATGGAAGACGGTAGTAACCCACCATGGTTTCAAGCCGGAGATGAGTTGACAGTGCCTCAATGGTTTGTGATCGACACTGGATTGAAAACAACTGGTGGTACACCAATCTACTACACATTAACAGAAGATGTTACTTATGACGTGCTCGCCGCTGATGTTACCGCAGGCTACTGTCAGTTTTCATTAACGTTTAGACAAGGTGAATTGAACTATCTTGATGGTTATACTGGTGAAGATATAGTTTCCAATCAAATCGTTCTACCATTCAAGAATTGGGATATGAGTTCCTACCCGTATGATGAATCACAACAGTCAGTTATAGTTACAGTTGGTGATGATGATACTGCATGGGCACGTTTGAATGATTTCTTCGATGAAGTCTCTGGATTGTATGAAGAGGATAATGCTTATATGTTGACTTATGACAAATACGAAAGAAGTATTATCTCTTTTTCTAATACCAGAAATATACCGGCATTAACAGACCCTATCAAGGTTTTCCTGTTAGAGACACAAGGTTTGGATGGTTCGATTGCCAGTGGGGTTTGGTCATGGGATGCAACAACCAACCCTGCAAGGTATACACAGAATACAAGCACAGGTGTTGTGCCAGTAGATGATTATATTCTTGATAACGTAGACGCTGTTGCTTTTATTACAAGCAATAACCGAGGTGCGATACCAGTTGGACAGTATGTATTACAAAACGACACTGGTTCTGTAGGTGCTTCTAATCCAGAAACAATGGACGAATTGAAAGCCGCTGGTAACGCCGCTGCACAAGCTCAACAACGGAATGTCACCAGACAGGATTATATAGGGAACCTTGAAAGACGTGGTGATATCACTATTGCTAATGCTTGGGGTGAACAAGAAGAGAATCCTGATACATTAATACTTGCTAATTACAATAAAGCATATATATCAATCATACCTACGGGGTGGTCAGAACTACCATTACCAGATGTAAGTAGTATCAAATTAAAACAAACACAAATTACCAATAATTTTAGTAGAAATTTACCGGTCAACCTGTATTTCCCTATTGAATATATCACGGGTGGTAATGTATATAATCCTGATTTTGAGGCAGACCTTTTATCATACCTTGAACCACGTAAGATGTTGGGAATTTATGAGAATTTCATCCTACCAGAACTGGTCCATTTTAGATTCGATTTTGGTTTAAAGGTGAAACGTTCTTATAACTGGAATCAAGTTAAAGATACCGTCAAGAACAAATTGGCATATTACTTCCAGAATTCCAATAGAGAGTTTGGTGAGTTGATCGACTTCCGAGATGTGACAGAATATGTCCTTAATACCGGTAATGTCTCCCCAACAGATGATTTCGATTTGGTTAGAGGTATTCAATATTTGATAGTTAGAGATATTATGACTTATCGTGACGTATCAATTACAGGTGTGGGTGGTGTTGCTGATGAAATTGGTGATGATTTTGAGTCAATAACAGACCAAACCTATTGTACCGATATGGGTGGTAATTTGATTGGTATTGCTGTAACCACAACCGAAGGTGTCAACAACATGGTTGGCACACCAAGAGGTGTATACCCATCCTTGATAACCCACACAGACACAGGTACCGGTTCTGGTATGACCGTAGATATAACGGTATCAGGAGAAGTGGTTGATTTTGTCCCATCGCCTACTTCAACTTTGAGTGGCACTATTGACGGAACATATACCGTAAACACCGGTGATTTGGTTCCCGGAGCCGTTAGTGATAATGGAGTAAATTGTATAATAGAGGTAACTCTATTGTCAGATGTAATAACAGCCACAGTTGAAGTTGGTGCTGGTGGTACAGGATGGGAACCCGGTGATACTATAATCGTTGATGTTACTGATATGTATAATTCGGTCGCTCTTACCCCGATTGGTAATATAACAGGTAACGGTACTACAATCACTGTTACGACAGATGAAAGACATGGTTTATGGGTAGGGGCATCCGTGGCTATTGATTCGGATTCAGAAGCATGGGATGGTGATTATATTGTAGCCACTGTAACCAATACAACCGAATTTACTATTACAAGCGCCACTAACCCTGCCGACGAAACAATCGGTAACGTTAGACTCAACGGTAGCTTCATTCTTGAGGTATTATCAGTAACCGATATCATCGAACTTATCACAGTTGAAACAGGTGGTACAGGTTATGTTATTGGTGACCATATACAAGTTGACGCTCATTACCTCGACGGTGATAGTGGTCAAGTTGATTTTGATGTTGCTACGGTAACATATAATGATTGTTCACTCAACAGTGATATTAACGAGATGTATATCTATCCTGTTAATGATCACAATTATTTCCCACATTACGTTGAGTTGGGATATGTTCAGAATAACCAAGATACAACATATAACGATCTACAACCAATTCAGTTGGGATTCAAGCAGTTTCCACAGATCGCAATAGATCAGTGTGTATTCCAAAAAGAAGGATAATATATGAGCAGATTTGCTGATTCACCATACTTTTTACTAAAAGATTATATGAAGGCTGTTGTTGCGCCTCCAAACCCTGAGTTTCTACTTCCAGATATTGTTAACTTCAACGAGCAGACTTTATTTGCGGATATTATATGGGTTGGTGGGGTGACGAATGTAGTTACGAGTTCGCCTTATACAGATTCATTATCACAATACCCCAGCTATGATTCTGCCACCATCTTTGAACACGATGATACGCAATGGAATGGTTGGTTTGATAGAAGTCCTACTGTTACGTATCACCTAGATAACCCGGATGGTGTAGGTGTTCTTATGCGTGGAATGGAGAAGTCTATTGTTGTGGATGGTGGTCAGTATGTAAATCTCTACGCAAAAACAGCCAACGGTTTCGCCCCTATAAGATTAAAACCCCTTTACGAAGACCCTGTTGATAAACAGTTCTTCCGTTTCGATGAGGTTGAAATCCAGACACTACTAACGGATGCAGAAAACCCAGAGTCACCTAAAGACTTATATAATTCTGATAACGGTGCATGTTCAGTGGCAGGTGTTAATACCTGTACTGTAGCTAGATGTTGTTCAGACTCACAATACAAATATCAATATGAATGTGAACAGAATGCTGGCACGTGGTATACCGATAGAACTGACGTAAACGGTCTGACACAATCTATATGTGAGGCGAATGGTGGTACATGGCTTGTTGACGGTAACAGCGTCAAAAGCATATGTGAAGATAATGGTGGTGTATGGACATCAACAGTTGATGGTGAGTATGATGAGTTAGGTGACACAGGTGTTGGATATGGCTTCGACTCTATCAACGTCAATATTGAGACATATCAATATGGATATAATAATGAGTTCGGTGATGGTATAGAACTTGCCCCCGGAACCGAGATTTATATTCGTAAAGATAGTAACTTTCACGGTTGGTTGATAAACGAAGACTTCGCTAAAGCCATATATAAAGATGAATTTGATGTTGACTTTATTACCAGAAACTATGTGAACACTGATAAGTTGTTCTTGTATTTCGGTAAGGTGTATAGATCGCCAAAGGATAATGATTACGACCCTAATAGATGGCAAATAGAATTTAATGGATTGAAAGATTGGATTCAGAGAGCATTACCAGCGAATAATAGAAAGGAATTGTTTATAGAGTTCTTGGATACATATTTCGATATGGTGTATTCAGAGGGATATCAACAGCTCAAAGATATCTGGTCATTGCGTGATGCTATGGAGTGTAACAAGACCTTTTTGGCATACATACCTACATTCTATAATATGCCTAGATATGATGATATCCCAGATTGGTTTGCTGATATCTATCGTGAATATGCCCGTGACCTTGTATGGTTACTGAAGCGTAAAGGAACGTATGCGTCGATGTATATCATCTATGACCTGTTCTGTAATAATTCCGATAATATATTTAATGTTATGGAAAGGTGGCACGACGATGATGGTTTGCCGATCATTACTGATTACACAGATCATACTTACGTAGGTCAGTATGGCGAGGTTGTATTACCGGATAAAGGCGCAGGTGATTTCTGGTATCAGAAACTCATAGGTGATGGAGTTCAGGCTAACTACACCCCACAAATTCCTAGAATAGATGAGTATTGGGCTGACATCAACAACCCTGACACTGGTGGCGGACTCAATATTAGAATTGATGGTGATGAGTTATGGTTTCTGGCAGACACATACGATGACAATGATGCCCGAGTTAATATCGTTTTTGAATTGGAGGTTTTTAATACAACCCTATTATCTGTTCATAACGGTCGATCAGGTT